AGAAGAGGCCAGCGATATGACTGAAGGGTCACAGCAACTGGCCTGCACAGGTAACAACTGCGAGTTATGACATGAAGAATATAGAGTAACCGTTGCTTTTGCCTACGTCCTCTGGCTTGTCTTTCGGGTCATGGGGCGTAGGTATTCCTTCCGCTTGCATCTTCTTGATGCGCTCTTTAGAACGCTGACACATACTGTGATAGTCGATAGACGTATAAGAAACTGTGTGTTTGTCATCACTCATAATCAATCCTCTAGAATAACACCAAGAGACTTACCCACTATTGGGAGAGCCTTAATTGTATCGTCCGGTAACGGATCAGGAACTTCACCTGCCGCTAACGCTCTTGCCACATCAGCAGTATCTTCTAGCACATTAGCAGGAAGAGTAGCGCCTACTGGTGGTAGTATGTTGTTCATAAACGCTGTTGCAGGATCGCTCATGAACTTGTCATAGCCATAGTCATTAGCGCCCATTGCACCAAACGTAAGAACAGAACCTACCTGATACAATGCACCAATAGCAGCCTGCTCTGGATCTGGTGCCTCTCCTTTAACTACCTGCCGCGCCTCATTAACAAGACCATAACCACCACCAGACAGAACCATATACCTTGCAGCGTTTTGCAAGGCTTCTTTCTTGTTACCGGCCTGCCATTCTTTAATAATCCTACGTTCCATTAAGTCAAACTGCTTGATTGCAAAGCCCTTGAGCATATAGAACAGACGAGCATTAGGATTAGCAAGACCAAACGCAGTCTGTGCAGCAGCATTAATAGGCTGTAGCCTGAACAGATCAAACATAACAAGATCACGTACCAACTCACTGTTAGTGTTACCAGCAGCTATGTCTCGCTTCAGTTGGTCAATCTCTGGCTTGCTGAAACTGTACTGCCACTTAGTATCAAATGATCCGTTGTTGATATCCTGCCTTGCTTTACGAAACGAAGCACCCATGATCCTACTCTTACCAAACTGATCTAGCTTGGAGAAGCCTGACCAATTCATAGACCACTCAAGTAATGACTCACTCGCCTGAGAAAGATTCTCTAAAAATTTATTACCACTTATCTTCTCACCTAATAGCTTTTGCTCCGTTCCTTTTCGCGCTTTACGGACAAACTCACCAAAGACCTGCCGTGCTAGGCCCATATCAGAAGGACTAAAGTTAATACCATTACGTCCAAACAAAGCACCAAGCACATTTCCCAGCCCCAACTCAAACGATGCGTTGAACAGGTCATGCACGTTCATTAAAGCGCCGTAAGGATTAGCAATAGTACCTACGTAACCAAGACTACGGATCATCTCTAGTTCGTGAGACATACCCTTGTTAGCGTTGATACCAAGGTCATCAATGATCTGCTTGGCATTAGCAATCTGAGTATCCGACAGGCCTTCCCGCTTCAGAGCTTCTTCAATGATCCTGTCATCAAACAGCTTGAACGTGCCTGCTTCTTTTGCTGCTGTCTCTTCCAGAGTCTTTTTACCTTGAGCAACAAGAGGCTTACCTGCGGTACGTAAACCTAACTGTTTACCTAGCTCCATTCTCGTGAGAGTTTGACGTTGCCATCTCCAGTGAGAATCAAATATGTTCTCGTACTCCTTTTGTTTATCAGCAGGACGTTCTGCATTCTTTTTACGCCATTCTGCCATTGAAGGACGTTGGATATCTTTAGAAGCGGCATCCTCTGCCTGTGCCTGCCCTTTCTGTCTGAAGGATCTAAGACTTGAATCTTTAGCAGTTGACGTTACGTTAGAGTGCATCCACAAACGAGACAGATCTCCTGCCGTAACCTCTCTACGATACCGACTAGAAAACTCTAGGTTGTCATCAAAGAATTGATTGAGCCTACCTTCAGCATCCTTGCCTATCTTGTTCTTAGCAATGTTGATAGCTACTTGTAGTTGCTTCTCTCTAAACTCTTGACTCAAACGATTATTCATTACGTCAAGCAACGCATCGTTAAACTTCACATTAGCCTGTGCGAGTTCGCGAAACGGCTCCATACCCTTCCACATCTTATCCAGCGCAGTCTGACCACGAACAACACGGTTCATGCCACGAATAATACGTTGAGAAAAAGACTTACCTACTGTCTCTTCAGCAAGTGTAGCCAGAGGCGATGCCAAGCGTCTTAGTTTAACAATAGTGCTCTGAGCTTCAGGGATAGTTATGTTCTTGTCTGCTGCTAACCTACCTGTAGTCATGTCAAGTAAATCTTGACGCAACAAAGCCAACTCGTCTAGATTCTCAAAAGGCTCGTTAATAGCCTCTCGCAGTTCTGTAATCTGCTTATTAGAACGATAGACTTTGTTCAGCTGTTTCATGTTGACGCCCATCTCAATAGCAGCGTCACGCATACGAGTAAGCATACTACCTAAGTCACTAGGTAAAGCACCTTGTCTGCCTATTACGTCACCTAAGTACTCTACCTCCCGCATAAGAAGCTGAGTAGCTAACTCATCGTCAGTAATATTGGCATCAGGACGTTCTACTTTTGCCTGCTGGATTAGTTGTTCTTGTAGGTCGGCCTTCTGAGCATTGAGTTCATCAACAGAATCTACTTGTCGTCCAAGATTAGGATCAAAAATACTATCAAAGATGCGTCCAACAATAGCGCCACCAGCACCGTAGTACAGACCTTTTTCTAGCCTGTCTTCTACGTCTTCACCTACGCCAATACCATAGGCACCGGCTTCTGCACCACCAGCAGCAGCAGCAGATGTAACACCAAGAGAACGTAAAGAGCCGACAATACTTATACTAGTCGGTATAGCACCTGCAACCTCACCATACAAAGCTGTTCTTGGACTAGTCTTAGCAAACTCTTCCATTTCAGCACGTATTTCTTCTACGTCACGACCAGTAGCAAGAGCCTCTATCTCTTCACCAAAGCCCAGAGTAACGCCTTGAGCAATAGCTCGTGCAGTACCACGCACATCCCTAGCCTGTCTTTCTTCTCTACCAGAAAAGTATTTCTCAACAGGATCTTCAGGTACTTCAAGTTTACCGAGCTCTACTTTAGCCACCTGACCCCTGTTAATTGTGCTTGACAGATACTTATCAACAGGATCCACCTCCTCAGAAACAGCAACCTCTGGCATCAATTGGGGTACGCTATTCCTGTTAAGATATTTTTCTACAGGGTCTATAATTGATTCAGACATTCAATTAAATCTCTTATGGAATAGGTCTAAAAGTAGAAGGATCGTATATGTTCTTAGAAGCAGACCGCTGTGCCTGCATTTCGTTCAAACGCCGTATAGCATCTTTTCTAGACAAATCTTCATTTTCCATTAAGTAAGTAATAGCAGCTTCTCTGTCTGCCGCTTCTTGTTGACGTTCTTCTACGTTTTGTTGGCGACCTTCTTCAAGACGAAGATCATATTTCTCACCCAACAAATCAAGAGCAGTTTTGATAGCTACGTTTTTATCTACGTCTGGGTTCTTTTCAATTTCCTGTGCAATAAACGAACGGAAGTCTTCATTAAGATCATCATCGTCTTTAACTCGTCTAACAAGCTCAACTGCATCTTCACCGTATACCCACTCAGAAATACCACCTTCCTCAAGCAGTGCATCAACCATCCTATCTGCTCTAGCTTCAAGACGATTAGTACTTCTGTCTATCTCCAACTGCCTACCGTACTCTGCAGTAACAGCATCGCGTATAGTATCAGCAGCTCTAGCAGTAGCACCGGGACTGACCGTTTGATTAGGATCTTTTGCTTTTGCTAAAACATCTAAAGCTTCAGCAACAGCGGGACTTTCCCTAAGCTCTTTGTTCTTATCAAGTATTTCTTTGTACTTAGGTGAAAGAGTACCTTTTTCTTTTAAGTCAACGTGTTCGTCACGAATTTGTCTTAGGTCTGTAGCTACTTTTAACAAAGACGATCTTTCTGCTTCAGTAACTCCACGCTGTGGGTCATCCTCTACAGAAGGTAAACGATCAATGTAGGCTGGAATATCAACAGATGACCTAGCAATAGCACCAGCTAAGTTATCAACACGTTTTGCTGATTGATCTTCCATTATCTCCATAACTTTTTCTTTTCGCGCAGAGCCAAGACCTACAAAATCAGTAGGATCAGGCTGCATAGAAGAAACAGCTAGGTCGCTAATTTGTTGTTGCAATGCATCAATTCTTACAGGGTCTACTGCTTTATCTAGCTCTCCCATTAAAACAGAAATGTCTTGTATGCCTTTTGTTTTGATGCTATTCTCCAAAGCATCAGCAGCAGCAGTGTACTTTCTACGTTTTTCTGTACTAGTAGCTTGAACGGCCATTTGCCTAAGCTGCTGAACACGAGCACTAATTTGAGAAGGATCGCCAGTAGTTATAAGTTGCTGTAGTTTTTCCTGTTCTTCTTTTTCTTGTTTCTGCATACGCATGATGCCGGGAGTCATACCAACACCACGCGCAGCCTCAAACAAACCTTGTTGGTATGTAGGTTGCAGGAGTCCCTGTAAAAATGTTTGTGAAAATCTAGCCACGATTAGCCTCCTAACATTTCAATAATAGGAATTACGTATCCGTCGTCTTTAGACCCTACCGGACTAAACATTCCACCAAACAAACCTGTACCCAAACCGCCTAGCAAGTTAGCTCGTGCTTGTTCAGCAATCAGTCGAGCCTCAAGACCACTCATCATAGTCTCACCGTACTGACCTGCACCGAACAACTGAGCCTGTTGTTGCAACTGCGGGTACAACTGAGTAGCTTGCTGTACGTTGAGCAACTGTGCTTGTGGTACGTATGCTCCAGCCAAAGCGCCAAGAGCCAGCTGCTGTTGAGCTTGCTGTAATCCTAAACCGCCTGACAACAATCCTTGTCCCGCTGCAAGAGACTGAAGAGCCTGTTCTTGCTGTGCTGCACCGAGAGCTTGCTGCTGTGCTGCCAACTGACTGCCTAGGCCTGCGTAAGTTGCACCTAGGCCTGCCTGTTGAGCCTGCAATCCACCAGCAAGCTGTGCCATCTGTCCTGCCTGACCAGCCGCTGTAGCTGCCCTGCTGAGTCCTTCAGACTGCAACTGAGACTCAATCTGCTGTGCGCTGAGTCCAAGCTGTGAAAGCTGGGCTGCACGTTGTTGTGCCTGAGACTGAAGCTGGCTAGAGAGTCCTGCTTGTTGACCAAACATACCACCGAGAGTCTGTGCAGCGCCTAGAGCCTGCTGGCGTTCTGCCTGTGCTTGCTGCATTGCCATCAGTGAAGCTCTGTCTTGCGCTTCTTCTTGCGCCCTAGACAACGCCATTTGCTCTGGCGTACCGCCAAACATTGCTGTACGTACACCCAAGCGCCCTTGTTGCGCTAGACGCTCTTCTAGTTGTAAGCGCTGACGCTCTTCCTCAGGACGCTGTGTAGCCCTAATACGCTCAAAAACATCAGCCTCGCGCTGTGCAGTGGGCATTAGTACGTCTTGCGCTGCTTGTCCAGCTAGTCCACCGTACTGCTGTCTAAGCGCTTCTACGTCAGCAGGAGCCATAGCGCCTAAGCCTGCTTGACCCATACCTAGCGCTTGTTGACCAAACTGGCCTATGGCTGGGCTAGGCTGCTGCCCAAGCAGTCCACCAACTTGTCCTGCAAATTGCCCACGTAGCAAGTTAATGTCTGCTGGCTGTTGTGCCGAAGCGCCCATGAACTGACCGCCAAGGCCAAACGCTTGTTGAGCCGCTGCTTGTTGTTGTCCTAAACCAAAAGGATCTTGCTCATACAAAGTACGACCACGGCCCATTAACCGCAAGCCAGCAGCTTGAGAAGAAGGCGCACCTACAACACCACCAAGACCTTGCTGGGCTTGACTCATAAGACTTTGTTGTAGTTGTTGTTCTGCCGGAGATAAAGTAAGACCAACTCTTGTTTCGTCTCTATCGTCGATACCGTTTTGATTTGTGTCTATAAACTCAGTTGTTCTAACTTGACCGGGACCGAGAACTTGAGGACCAGTAACACCAAAACCACCACCAGTAGCCGTTGTCACAGTAAACGGCCTAAACTGGGACATATCCAACGCTTCTTGTGCTAGTTCTATAGAGCCGGGAATACGCTGACCGTCAATGGTTTTACCTAATACTGCTTGTTCACCAATAGATTGAAGGCGATCATAAGCAGACTTAGTTAAAAGACCTCCACCAGCAACAGATCCTATTCCAAAAAGTTTTTGTAAGATCTCGTCCATTAGTAAGTACCTCCGTCAATCGTCCCTGTAGACAGAGTTCCCGTAAACGTGAGGTTAGGGATTGTCACAGTACCCGTGAATGTAGGAGAAGCTAAGTCAGCTTTGGTTGCACTGGCTGTTGCGATTGCGTCAAACTCAGTGTCAAACTCACTACCCCGAATAATCTTACCGCTGTCTCCAGAAGGCAAACTGTCTTTAGCGGTAAAGTTTGTAGTCTTTGTATAATTACTCATACCGTTTTACCCATTAGTGCTAATACGTTAATTTCTTGGAGAGACAGGGCAGACCCGTTAATGTCAGCCTCTAAACCTATTGTGATAATGCTACCGTTGCCTGTGGCTTGCACAGGGTTCCTAGTTGTTAGTTCTCCACCTGTAAACTCACCGATGCCAAACTCATCAACACCAAAGAAAGCAGGTGTTTGGTTTCCTACGGTAAATTCGTAAGTCTTAAAGTCAGTGTCTAAATCGTAAGCCCACTTAATAAACACTGTAGTACCACTAGCTCCAACCAAAGTAGGCCGCAGCTTTTTAAGCAGCTTAATCTTTGATGGATCACCAAAAGTTAAACCGGGGCTAAAATACCTAAAGCGGTACGCTGTTGTGTTGTCTGAGTAGCCTGAGTACGTACCCACGCCATCAGATGTACCAATGTACAGTGTACCGTCTGTGTCTCTTTCAAAGGACTTGTGCGGAACAGAGGTCCAACGTGTGACTCTATACGCTCCGTTCTCCAGCTTACCCTTGAGATCAAAGCAGTACACTGTTGATTGATCTGGGAAAGCAATCAAGTAAAAAGAGTTCTCAGGACTGTACACAGAAGCCGTAGGCAGTGTTCTGTTTTCTACTAGACTAATAATCTCAGTCTTTACGTTTAGACTCAGGTCAGACAGAGGCAGTGACTTCTCTTGAATCGTTCTGCCAAAGCTGCGTAGCCCTGAGTTAGACATAAACAACACATCTGTACCTGTGTGCTGTACAGAGTTTCTACAGATGCACCCAACGCCAGCAACGGTGTCAACCAGAGCCATACTAGCTGGACTAGAAGCGTTGCCGTACACAAGGATGCTGTGCTTACCAAATATAATCAGAGCGTTGTTGTGTGCTGCTAACGCCCTAACTTCGTCGTATCCATCAGGCCAAGCCTTAGATACATCTATAGAACCACTGGAGCCGCCAGTGAAGTCTGTGCCTGTCAACAGATCAGACCAGTAGATTGTCTGAGTGTCTGTTGCGTTGTCCACAACCCACAGGCGTCCGTAGGCACCGATAGCCTCGTGACACTTCAGGGTTGCTGCCGTAGCCGTACCGTTGGCTACAGTAAACGTACGCAGTCCTGTGGCGTTATCGTACACCAAAGGATCGTACCCACGCTGGAAAAAGTAAGCCTTGTCGTTAAAGTTTACAATCTTCCAGTTGTTCTTTGTAATCGTGTATGAGCCGGGAGTTACGTCAGTCAACGTAGTAGTCCCTGTCATAATCTTGTTATTGCCTGCAGTAAAAACTACCTCGTTACCTGCGTCATCGTAGAAGTAGTGCACCTTGTGTACGTAGTCAGTGCCCAACGCAGTCTTGTTAGTAGTGATTACCTCAATACCCTTACGTGCAGCAATACGTCCACGCTTGTCGATCACAGCGTTGTCTGCAACGTCAGCGTAAGACGGATCCTGTGCAATCGGGGAGTCTTCTGTGTTGACACCCTTGAACGCAGGAGCGACTAGGTTAATACTTTGTAGTGGCTGTGCCATGCACTAGTCTCCTTAAGGAGTGTACCAAATGACTTCTTCAGGGTGCTTCTGTGCGTCCAGAGCAATCGCGTCAGACAGAAACTTATCAGCAATGCCAAAGTACTCAGGTGCTGACGTACCGCCTGTCTCGCCACGCTCACGCGCCAGAAGAGCCACTGCCATGTGGATCACAGGCTGACTAGGTATAGCCAGTGTGTCAGTGTCATTACTCAGGTCATCGTTACGCAAGATACAGTTGAACCGCAGGTTGTACACACCGTCAGGCTTTGGGTAAATGTCGATCTGTGTGTCACCTGCCGCGTCCACGCCGTTGTACGTGTAGTACTCAGGTGCGCCTGATACTGGGTCTTGGTTCAGGTACTTGTCGTTGAACCAGTGCTGCGTGTTGTACTGCATAAAGATGTTAGACGTATCGTTAATTACATCCAACGCTTTAATCTTGTTCTGTGACCCTGTGAGTACGTAGTTAAAAATGTCAGCAGTCGTTGTGATAGTCAGCGTAGTACGCAAGGCTGACCAGTCCCAAG